AACCCTGAAAGCTGGGCGAACGATCTGGCGGCATCTTCTATTTGGGTTGATGACGCATCTGTCAGTGAAACATGGGTGAACGATGATAGCGCATCATCGTCATGGGTAAACGATGCAGATGCAAGCGGAACATGGACGGATGACTAAATTGCTGATATATTGCAGCTAACAAAGGATTAGAACATGGCTATTAGTGTAACAAAACCTACAGTTGGCGGTTCCGAGGATACTTGGGGCGAAACTATCAACACAGCGCTAGACACAATCGTTGATGCGGTAAACGGCACGTCTGGGACGGTAGCACCTGACCACAGCACACTAACCATTAACGGGACTGACGTTACAGCGACAGCGGCAGAGTTAAACAAGTTGGACGGTGTCACTGCATCTACTAGCGAAATCAACAAGCTAGACGGCGTCACAGCGACTACTGCGGAAATCAATCATGTCGATGGTGTCACAAGCAACATTCAAACGCAGCTAGATGGTAAAGTTCCAACTGCGCGGGGCGTCACGGCTGGCGGCGGGCTTACGGGCGGCGGTACTCTGACAACGTCTCGTACCATCAGTCATGCGGATACGTCTTCACAGTCGTCAGTAAACAACAGTGGTAACACTTTCATCCAAGACATAACATTGGACACATACGGTCACATCACTAATATTAACAGTGGGTCTGTGAGTGTTGGAAATGGCACCCTCACAGTACAAGGGACGGGTGCTTTAGGTGGTTCAGGAACATTTACGGCTAACCAGAGCTCTAACAAGACTATTAGCATTTCTCACGATGATACGTCTTCCCAGAGCAGCGTGAACAACAGTGGTAACACTGTCATTCAGGACATCAGCGTTGACACTTATGGTCACGTTACAAGTATCGGCTCTAAGGCTCTGTCTATCCCTGCGGCGTATTCAGACAGTCAGGCGAGAGCGGCGCAGCATGCCAGTGGTGGCTATGCTGGTGCAGTAGGTCAATATCGTTTGGCGCGTTGTTTTTCAGGCGGCGGCGGTTCTGCCCCTAATACCACGCAAGGTGGTTCAAATCTTGGGCCTGCGGACGTTCAGGGTAATGCATACAAGTCTGGTGGCTCCTATGTTGTCTTGGGTGGGTCATGGCGCAGAATGGGCTACCAGCATTCTAGTGGTAGCTTAAGCACAGGCGCACATGCGTCGAGCACCACTTTGTATGTGAGGTACGCATAATATGAGCATCGAAATAACAGAAGTGCGCAATGCGCAATACATCACACCACGCGGTGACATTGACCTAGAAATCAACCATCCTGAATATGGTTGGATTGAATACACGATTGCAGTTGATGATGAAGATCAAACGATCAGTAATGATGCGTTGATCGCATTAGCAAGTGCGGCTGGTATCGCTGAAATGGATCAAGCTGTTTGGGATAATCGCGTGGCGCTTGCTGTAAGGGATGAGCGAAATTACCTGTTGATCAATTTCGTTGACCCTCTTGTGACAAACCCGTTGCGCTGGGAAGGTTTGACAGCGGATAAGCAGCAAGAGTGGCGTGACTTCCGTCAGGCGCTATTGGACATAACGGATCAAGAGGGATACCCGCACAACATCGTTTGGCCCACGCAACCAGAGTAAACGCATATGCCACTTATACCCCTAGACATCCCCGCAGGCTTCTACCGCAACGGAACTGACTTAGAGCAAGCGGGTCGGTGGCGTGACGGCTCACTTGTGCGTTGGCGCGATAATAGCTTGCGTCCTATTGGGGGTTGGCAAGAGCGTAAGGCGTCATTTTCTACAAACCCTATTCGCGGTATGCACTCTTGGGAAGCAAACAACGGCACTGCATGGCTGGCTGGCGGTACGCATAGCGAACTTAAGGTAATGACGGGTGCAGGCTTTGTTACTGATGTAACGCCCAGTAACCTAGCGGCAGGCCGTAAGGATGCCGAGGTTGAAACTGGTTATGGGTATGGCTTCTATGGCGCAGGTTTTTACGGCACACCTATTCAGGAGTTAGCGGGTACGGTTCCAGCGGAGGCAACAACATGGTCGCTAGACAACTGGGGTGAATACCTCGTTGCGTGTCATTACGACGATGGCCGTCTGTTGGAATGGCAGCTAAACACATCGACTGATGCGGCAGCAATCAGCAACGCGCCAATCGACAACCTTGGCCTAGTTGTTACAGAAGAACGCTTTATCTTTGCTCTGGGCGCCGGCGCAAATCCGCGTAAAGTGCAGTGGTGTGACCGCGAAGACAACACGACGTGGGCCCCAGCAGCGACAAACGAAGCGGGTGATATTGAGCTGCAAACGTCTGGTCAGATCATGCAGGGCATCCGTACACGCGGCCAGACGCTAATTATCACCGATACAGACGCACACACAGCGCGTTACATTGGCCCGCCTTACGTTTATGGGTTTGAGCGTGTCGGGACATCGTGTGGCGCGGTATCTCGCAAAGCGGCGGCAGACGTTGACATCGGTGTTTTCTGGATGGGTCAGCGCGGGTTTTTCCGCTTTGACGGCAACTCGGTGACAGAAATACCGTGTGATGTTCACGATTATGTCTTTGCTGACTTTAACAGATCGCAGCAATCCAAAGTTTGGTCGTTTGCAAACGGTCAGTTTGGAGAGGTCTGGTGGTTCTACTGTTCTGCGGACAGCACCGAGATTGATCGCTATGTGGCTTTTGATTACAAGGAAGGTCACTGGCTGATTGGCGAATTGTCACGCACTGCGGGTGTGCAGCGAGGCGTTTTCCGTTACCCATTCTTGGCGGGCTACAACGCAGATGGCGACATCTATGAGCATGAAGTCGGCCTTAACGTGGACAGCAGTTCCATTTACGCAGAAACTGGGCCAATAAGCATTGGCGCTGGGGATCAGATTGCCAAGGTTACAAAGTTAATACCTGACGAAAAGACACAAGGTGATGTGGATGTTACGTTTAAAACGCGTTTCTATCCAAATGGCGACGAAACTACTCACGGGCCATACACGCCAAACACGCCTACCTCTGTTCGTTTTTCAGGTCGTCAATTCCGCATGAAGGTCGAGGGAAGCAGGCTAGCAAGCTGGCGTGTCGGAAACATGCGGGTTGATACGATTGCAGGGGGCCGCAGGTAATGCCAAGCCCAGTATTACCACCTCTTGGGCCAGACCTACGACAATGGGGTCGTCAGCTTTCGGCATACTTACAGCGTAATCTTGTAAAGCTAGGGCAAAAGACAGCCGACGATAACCCGTCAGAGGATGGTGTTATTCTGTGGGATCGGGAGAACAATTACGTCGTTGTTTCTGTTGATGATGCATTTCGTCAGGTAGCGACAAAGCAAGCTACTCCCAGCTCTAATGTGGGGTCGAGTGGTGACGTAGCTGGCATGATCGCATGGAACACGTCACACATATACATCTGCACAGCGGATTATGATGGCTCCACTGCCATTTGGAAGCGAGTGGCTTTAGCCACATGGTAACGGGGTTCACGTTTGGGCGATAATGTTGTAGAATTAAAAAAACGATCACACATTAGGATTGAACCTGTCATTGTGGATGTCGAGATTGCGCTGGAAAAATCACTTAGATTGCTAAAGCCGTCGATAGATGCATATAGCAGGAACGTTACGGTTGAGAATGTGGTCGAGGATTTGCTGGATCAAAGCTCTTTGCTCTGGCATGTATACATCGAGGACACGCTTGCGGCGGCATTTACGACGACCGTAGCAACGCACCCTCAGAGGCAAACGCTTTTCATAGAGTTTATGGGCGGCGTCGATATGAGGGTCTGGATGAAAGCAGCTCTAAACACACTTCGGGAGGTTTGTAAGCGCGGCAATCTTGCTGCGATTGAAGCTGATGGCCGATTTGGGTTTGGACGCTTTGCGGCAGATAACGGCTTTGTGGAAACGCATCGCCACTTTGAAATGGAGATTTAGTCGTGGGTAGTAAGAGTACGACAACCGAAGCCAAGATGCCGGCATTTCAGGAGGCATTCCTGACAGAAACAATGATCCCGTTTGCAGAGGATATTGCATCTCAAACATTCGAGCCATACACGGGACAGCGTGTCCAAGGTATGACTGGCTTGCAGCAACAAGCGATGCAAGGTTACGGCGGGCTTCAGGCGCAATCTCCGTTATCTGAGCAAGCGGCGGATGCTTATGGGCAGCTCGCGCAGTTTCAACCAGACGCCATGCGAGCAGCGACAGCGGCCCCGCTTTCTACGTTTGGTGGCGTGGGAGCAGTTCAAAGCGCAATGGCTCCTAATCAGATGGCCGTCGACACAGCCGCATCGCGGATGTCGCAATATCAAAATCCATATGAATCGCAAGTTGTGCAAGCAGCTTTACGCGACGTAGAGCAAGGTCGCCAAGCTGCAATCAATCAAGAGGGCGCAGCGGCAACGTCAGCCAGAGCGTTTGGCGGGTCTCGACAGGCAATACGGGAAGCAGAGCTCGATAAAGCAGCAAATCAGCAAGCTCTCGATACAGCGGCACGTTTGCGCTCTCAGGGCTTCACACAGGCGCTTGGGGCGTCACAGTTCGACGTGGGACAGACGCAAGCTGCACGCAGCTTAGCGGCGCAGCAAGCAATGACAGCGGCCACACTTGGCCAGCAAGCTCGAGAGAGTGCAGCGGCTCGTGCGCAAGCGTCAGGTATGGCCGGCATGACAGCGGCAAACCAAGCGGCACAAGCACAGGCGGCACGCGAACAGGCGGCAGCGCAAGCCAACTTGCAGGCGCAGCTATCCGCAGGGCAACTGCAAGCCACTGGCGCTTCCGGCTTGGCGGGGCTTAGCGACGCAAACCTGCGCAATCAAATGTCTATACTCAGCGCGCAAATGGGTGCTGGAGAAGCGGATCGGATTATTGGACAGCAAGGTCTTGATGCAGATTTTGAGCAATACATGGCGGAGCAAAACTTCCCGCTTACTCAGTTTGGCGTATTGACGGGTGCGGCGGGTGCAATCCCAACCGGCTATGGAGTAACAACTGAGAGAACACGCGATCCATTTGGCACGGCTGGCATGTTGATGCAGGGCTTTGGTAGCTTGGGACAAGGCTTCGGTTACGGTCGCCCAATGTACTATGGAGGTAGATAATAATGTCATCGTTTGATTCATTTCGTCGTGCGATTGAGGAGATCGAGGGGCCACTGGCACCGAATGTTCCCCTAGCTCCTCTGGTCCGCCCAAAGTTTCGAGGGCGCCCGACGCCATACGGATTGACCGAGGGTAACGCTGACCTGCCGTACAACCCAGACGACATTTTGCCGCCAGACGCGCCAATCAGCGAGCAAGTTATTGGCACAACGGCGCCGATCACGTCTCTCCCCGCAGCCGCTGCTCCCTCAGTTAGCACAATGCAAGAGCCGCAGAAACAATCTGATCCATATAGCGATTTAACAAAGACGCAGAAGCGTATGCTTGCGTTTGCTGCGATCGCGGACGCAGGTATGGCGCTGCAGGGTAAGTCTGGCACGCAGGTATCGTCGCTACTTGGCGACTTTACTAAGCGCGCGGATCAGGCGCGTAAAGAGCGTCAGGCGCAGCTTGAGCTAGACGCTGAAACCGCACGACGCGAGCAGCTTGCGCAACTTTTAACGCAAGGATACTTCCCGCAATCGGGAGGCGCCGCGGACGCAGGTGGCATCTCAGGAAAGAGTGCTGCGGAGATCGAGAAGCAGATAGCTGCACTATCCAGTCAAATAGGTATCTACGCCGGCATGGACGATTTGGACGCATTCAACACTCGTATGGACGTATTGCGCACGCAGCTAGAAGATGCTCGCGCAAAAGAGACTAAAGCGACCGAGAAGCGCACTGTTTCTGAGGGTAAGTTGAACCAAGCTCAAGATGCTCTCGTTTATGCAGAGCGTGCACTTGCAGCGTCGACTGGGCTAGAAGGTGAAGATTTATCTGAATTACTGTCGGATATTAAGTCTGGCGAGAAAGAGTTGGACGCTCGTCCATTTAGGCTTGCGAGACAAACTTTCATCCCTGATTCAATAAGCCCTGCATTCATGGACTTTCAGGCAGCTATCTCAACGCTTAGCTCTATTATGACGTTTCAGAACATGGCTGAAGTTACGGCAGCGGGCGCTCGTCTTGGGATATTGTCTGACAGTGATATGAGAATACTAGGTAATATGTCTGGCGAGCTTGATCCGGTAAACAGACCAGTACAGACAGCACAGACCGTCATGGACCTATATAACAAGCTCAATAAAACTATCGATAAATTAAGAGCAGAAACTGGCGGAAGTGGCGACGAGCTGCAACGCATTCGCGACAAATACAAGGTAGACTAATATGGCTACGATCGAAGAGCTTACCAAACTTGCCATTGCCGCGGATAAGGCGGGTGAAGAAGACGATGTGAGATTTCTTCTTGGTGAGATTTCAAAGCTAGAAAGCCAGCAAGCTGCAGCTAAGGAGCCTAAAGCGGCAAAGGCTACCGGCAGCGGTGCACTTCGCACGCTGGCGCAGGGCATCACGCTAGGATTTGGAGATGAGGCCGAGGCTTACGTTAGGTCAACGTTTACTGGGAAAGATCGCGACGAGTTGCTCAAAGAGATACGCAGCGACATCAAGTCGTTTTCGCGTGCACGTCCAGCTCTAGCTACTGGCCTTGAAGTTGGCGGCGCGATCCTTCCGTCGCTCGTTCCAGCGGGCCTTGTAGCGCGCGGAGCGTTAGCAGGCGCCAAGGCTGGCGGATTAGGCCGTACCGCAATGCAGGGGGCTAAATACGGAGCCGCAGAAGGCGCTGTGGCTGGCTTTGGTGCGGGCGAAGGTGGATTGGCCAATCGACTAGAGAGCGCGGCCATGGGTGGCGCAGTTGGCGGCACGCTAGGCGCAGCGGCACCGTTCGCAGTTGCCGCAGGAGCTGACGTTGGTGCGCGCGCATTAGACGGGCTTGGGTTAAGCGGTACAGAGCGTGCAGCGAAACTTGCAGAGCGTCGCGTGGGCAAAGCGTTAGAGCGTGAAGGGTTGACGCCTGAGAGCGCACTGGAGCGCCTGCAGGCATCGCAAGCTGCTGGCGCACCTATGATGCCAGCGGACATCGGTGAAGCGACCCGTGGGGCAGCATATGCGGCGCAGGCAGTGCCATCATCGACACGCACGGGTGTACTTGAATCCCTGATGGAGCGCAGCGTTGAGCAAGGCGGACGCATTGCAGACGTTACCGCGGAGAAAATGGACGCAACCGGCGCATACGGCTTAGACTTCTTGGACGAGCTGTACGAAAGCCAAGCAGCTAAGTTCCAGCCACTATACGATGCGGCGGATGTCGACATTCCCGCTGAGCCATTCCGCAAATTTGCAGATCGCAAAGTATTCAAGGATGCGTTCAAGGCTGTACAAAGCCGCGCAGATACACTTGGCGAGGAGCCATTGGCCGATCTAGCGACAACGCTAGAAGCTGACATGGTTCCGACGTCATACCTGCAGAAGATTGCGCAGGGTCTGGATCGCGTCATCAACGCCAACACAGACACAGTTACTGGTAAGCTAAACGACACAGCGCGTGACGTGCTTACAGTGCGCAACCAGTTCAAAGCTGAGATCGGTGATCTGAACGACGCGTTCAAAAAGGCAGATGCGCAGTTCGCAGATTACTCTGACATGCGCCGCGCATTTGACGTGGGCGACAGCTTCGAGAAGCTGAGCGAGCAAGAGTTTGCACGTAAAATCGCAAAGATGAACGCAAGGCGTTCCCAGACGAGGCGTCGTTCGACCAGTTCGAAGAGTACATGCGCGCAGAAGCCGCCATCCAGCGCACGCAGCGTCGCGTTCTTGGCGGGTCTGACACGCAACGCAACATCCAAGAGATGGCGGAGCAGGGCGTTGACCCAGCGGCAATGCTGCAGCTAATCACCGGCGGTCGCGGTGAAGCAATGCGTCAGGCGGCGGGTGCGCTGTCGTCACGCATGCAGGGTATCGGCGCACCGGTAGCTGAGCAGATGTCTGAGATGTTGTTTGCCGGAACGCCGCAGGCACAGCAACGTGCGATGCAGCGTTTGAGAGGCCGTCAAATGCAGGACGCTATGCTACGCCAGAAAATTGCCCTACGGCCAGAGCTATACGGCGGCATTCTTGGCGCAGCGGTCGGCCTGCGAACAGACGAGTATTAAGATTTAGTCGCGCGCTTCTTGGGCGCGGGCTTTTCTTGTTTCAGTTTATCGATTTCGGCGGCTTGATCTTGGATCAGTGTCGCCGCTTTTTCGCAAACTTTGAACAGCGCAAACACGTTCTGGAAGCGGTGCGGTTGATTTAAGCTGCGCACGATTTCTTTTTGTTCATCGGTAAGCATGTTGGTCCTCCGTTAATATATAGTTAACTTTTACACGCCAAGGTATTGTAAAGCAAACGCCAAATATGTAGGGTTTTTTTTGAATGCTCAACTCATGTCCAAAGCATTCACCTCTCTCTGTACTGGCCCTGCGCTCCGGCGTGGGGCTTTTTTTCTTGCATGGGTGTTAACGGCGTGTTAACAGAATGATGTGCAGAAGGAGAATCACAATGTGGTCCAGCATCCTAACAGAATTCATTGAACAAATGCACGGCGTCGCGGTAGTGTGGCGCCCCACTAACCCAGAAGAGGAGTGTCCGTTTTGAGATATGACATAACAACAGGTGAATACGAAATCACGCCGCAAGAGCGCATGGATCAACTGGTTGATCGCATCAAGAAGCGCCTGATCAAGATCGAACGCCTTAACGATATCAAAGGCGTGCGCAGCGGCAGCGTCAGCGCAGACATTGGCATCGAGATGGCGTTGCTATCAGACGACCGTGCAGAGCTTCGTAAGGTGCAGAAAGTGTTGGGTATCGATGTCAAAGTCTGATGTAGCAATAATCGTGCTGTTCGCCTTGGGGGGCGCATCAGCGGCACGTATGTTTGAAATGATGGTGATGTAATGAGTTTTGTTTGGCCAAAGGGTAAGGTGCCCACAGAGGATCGCTGGGTTGAGTGCTTAGATCAAATCCACGCAGTATGCGCAGTTGAAAACAAGATACTGCAGAAGAAGGTAAACATGACCAACGCGCAGCGCGAAGCCGGTCAGAAGGGCGGACGCAAGCGCAACGAACGCCACTACCAAATCATCAAAGAGATGGCGGCGAAAGGATACAGTAACGACCAGATAGCG